TGATAGTCAAAGGTCGGCTATGGGTATGCCACATCAATATGCAACCAATCCAGCTTTATTATATGATGGCAATATTGGTGGATCTAATGGAATGATTTATTGGGGTGGTTCTTCTACATCTCCTGGTCCTAGTGGGGGTATTCCACAATTTACTGGTACTTTAACTCACGATCCTGCTACTCATGGAGTTTCTGGATATTATCCTTGTTTCTTTAATTTTATGGGGAATAGTGGTTCACCAAAAACATTGATAAATGGTAGTACGATTGATTGGTATTCTAGAGAAACATCTGGCAGAATTAAAAATCACTACTGGATTTATCAAGGTTTAGATGACACTTGGTATCAAATGGTAGGAACTGGCAGAGGTAATACATCAGGAACTTGGGGAGTAGGAAATGTTTTAAGCTCGTCTAATAGTGATGGTTGGAATGGAATTACTTATACTGGATCATCTGTTGCAGTTAAAGCTATTGCCTTACTTACAACAAGCCATCAAAATGGAAATTTATTTTCTGGTATTCAAGAATTTAGTTTTGAAATGGCAGATTATACTGTAACTGCCAATGCAACTGGTTCATTTGAAAATAATGCAATTACAGCTCCATCTTCAACTAACAAGATGGGAGCAATTATAACTTATCAAGACAATGCTGGAACTAACGCATTGAATACTGATATTGTACTAAAACTTTCTGCTGATAATGGTAGCAACTATTCAACAGCTACACTTGTAGCTATGCCTAACTTTGCTACTGGTATTAAGATGTGCAAGGTAAATGACTTATCGGTAACAGCTGGTACACAATTAAAATATAAAATTGAATTTGCTAATCAAGCTCTTAATTCAAAGGAGGCTCGTGTTAGAGGGGTTTCCCTTCAATACTAGATTATGCCATGGGGAGAGTTACAAAGAAAGCAACAGTCCAGAGTGTAACTCTAAAACATATTAGTCAAAAGCTGGACCACATCCACAAAGATGTAGAACAAAATACTAAAGATATAGTGCAGCTCAAGGAGCAAGTAGCTATGGGCCGAGGTGGCCTCAAAGTGATCTTCTATATCGGAGGAGTATTATCAATTATAATAGGAGCATTGAAAATTGGAAAATTTATTTAATGGAATATGCTTTAGTATTATTGATATGCTCATCTGTAGCTGGTAATTGTTTACCACCTATCTCTTATGAAGATAGATTTGTAGATGCTTATGGCTGCATGATTACTGGTTATACAAGATCATTAGAAACTACAAAAGCTATTGGTCAAGATGAGGTTAATATGAATGGCATATACATTAAGTTCGGATGTACTAAAGTCAAACAAGAGAAAGGAATATCAACATGATACAAGGACTAACAGCTCTGTTGCCAATCATAAACAAAGCAGTAGATTTGGTACCAGATAAAAACAAAGTGGCTCAACACAAAGCAGATTTAGAAAAAGAATTAGTAAAGGCTTTAGTGGATGTAGATAAAGAACAAGCAAAAATAAATAGAGAGGATGCAAAAGCTACTGGAGCTTTGTCCTGGATACAAAGATTATGGAGGCCCACACTTGCCTGGGTATGTGTGTTAGCTTTCATGTTCCAGTTCTTAGTTATACCTATAACAAACTGGGTATGTGCTTTGAGAGGTACAACAATAGATCTACCTACCCTGGATAGTTCTACTCTCATGACAGTTTTATTTAGTTTACTTGGATTAACTGGGGCCAGATCCTTTGACAAATTAAAAAAGATAAGTCATAAAAAGTAATATGAAGATAAGCGATAATACAAATGTATCAATGCCTATGAAAACAGTAGCCTCATTGATTACAATGGTGGCTGTTGGAACCTGGGCTTACTTTGGTATTGTTGAAAAACTAAATCAACATTCAACAACTCTTAAATTGATGGAGAGTGATTTAGAAAAGAATACTGAGTTTAGAATAGGATGGCCAAGAGGTACATTAGGATCTCTTCCAGCAGATAGTGAGCAGTTCATGTTGATTGAGGACCTATATAAACAAGTAGAAAAGTTACAACAAACTCAAGAACAGAACATGACTAACAAAGTTAATATTGAGTTTCATACAAAACAAATAGAAAAATTATTAAAAGATGTAGAGAAACTAAAAGATAGTAATAGACAACTTAAATATACAAATGGTAATGGACAATGATTGAAACTATAGTAGCTCTTTTATTAATAGTTAATAATGAAATCGTAGAGCATAGGATCCAACCAGCTATGTCAGATTGCTTGAAGGGTAAGAGGGTAGCCGAGAGGCAGCTCAAGGGTGGTAGTAATGTATCGTATCAATGCATCAAATCAGAGGCAGAGATAGAGGAAGATAAGCTAGGAAACAAACATATTAAAAAATTGATATTAAAGTAAACTTATTATACAAGGAGAGGTAGTATGAAAAATGGAAAAATAGATTTGAGAGATAAGACAAATTATATTGTAGTACATTGTGCAGCAACAAAGCCATCAATGGATATTGGAGCTGCTGAAATAAGAAAGTGGCATACAGATCCTCCTCGCCAATGGGATGACATAGGCTATCACTTTGTGATTACACGAGATCGCAATCCTATTATAGAATTAGGCAGACATGTATCTGTACCTGGAGCTCATGTAGCTAAACATAACTGGGAGAGTGTAGGTATATGTTTAGTAGGTGGTATGTCTGAGGATGGAGGTCCAGAGAATAATTTTACTAACCAACAAATGGCAGCTCTTCATGATCTAGTTAGAGTGTTGATGATGATCTACCCTCAAGCAGAGGTAGTCGGTCATGCTGATTTAGATCCAGAGAACAAAGCTGATTGTCCAGGCTTTGATGTAGGTGAATGGTTTGCCGAGGAATTTATTGGACTAACACATGAAGGCATCTAAAAAATATGAGTGTGTGCTTATCATATCAGATCTGCATATACCCTACCATCATCCAGAGAGCTTTGACTTTCTAAAAGCTATCAAGAAAAAATATAAAGATATAGATCTTGTAGTTAATATTGGAGATGAGCTGGACCAGCATGGATTATCTTTTCATGATACAGATCCAGATCTTCCATCATCTGGTGATGAGCTTACTATTAGTAAAAGATATATAAAAGAATTAGAGAAGATGTATCCAGAGATGGTACTCTTACATAGTAATCACTCATCATTAATTTATAGAAGAGCTTTGAAACATGGTATGCCTAAAGCATATCTAAAATCTTACAATGATTTTTTAGATGTAGGACCTGGATGGGAGTGGGTAGATGATCTTAATATAAAATTATCTAATGGCCAGGAATGTTTTATGACACATGGTATATCAGCTGATGGTTTGAAACTTGCTATGCAGTATGGAAAAAACTGCATCCAGGGGCATTTTCATTCCAAGTACAACATCCAATATTTTTCTAATCCAGACAACTTAGTATGGTCTATGCAAGTAGGCTGCTTAACAAATCAAAAGCACATGGCCTTTAATTACTCAAGACAATTCAGACTAAGATTTATTATTGGATGTGGTATTGTAATTAATGGATGGCCCAGGTTACTACCTATGGTCCTAGATGATAATGGTAAATGGATCGGTGAGTTAGTGTAGTGCCTAGATCTGTAACTATAAATAACAAGAAACATTTATTTATAAAACTTACCTGGTTAGATATTGTTGGCAGCAGCTCCCTTTGTACTGATTATGAATTTGGTAAACTTAAATGTGCAACAATAATTACTGAGGCATATCTCTATGAGATCTTTGAAGATGATGGAATAGAATGTGTAAGGACCTTTGCCTCCTATCAGAATGAAGATGATATTGGATATGGGGATTGTAATGTGTATCCCATGTCAGTCTTTACGAAATCCTCGCAGAGAGCTATCAGAAAGGCTTGGAAACAGATGAGCAAGGGGTAACTACCAAAGAACCCTACATCTAAAAATTTGGGGTATCTATGGCCCAGGAATGGGTATTTAATTACCAGTCTTATTCTCAATAGGCTCTTTTAGAAATATGTGCTCAACTCGTTCTCTATTCTTTCTCACCCATAACTCCTCAAAAGGTTTGACTTGGATTGTGGCAGTTTTGTGCAGCACCTCCAGGTCAATGTTATCAGCTGAATAGAACTTTTGAACTGGATCACCCTTCTCATTATACTTTTCATCAAAGGTGATTACGACTACATCATTCTCACCATCAAAGGCTTTGATCAGTTCCTTGACAAACCACTTTCTAAATCTACTTTTGTATGCTGTTGCCATTCAGTACCTCTATCCCTCTATATTTACCAGTATGGATCTTGATGTATCCTCGTTGCTCTATGTTCCTCAAGATCCTCCAGATGTTTGAATGTACGCACCCTTGCTTACGAGCTATCTCTCGTATTGTAGGTGGTACCCTTTTTTGCTTTATATAACTATTTATAAAGTCAAATACTTTAAGCTGGTTTGGTGTTAGCATCATTTGGTTTTAGCTCCTCTATCTTATTTTTTATTTTGTCTGCTATCATGTTCGCTTTACCTTTATCCATACCATACAACTTTTCAAAGTCTGGTCTTACCTTATCCTTGAGCTGTAATATTTCGTGAACCTTCTCAGCACTCGTTAGTTCTGGAACCTCGCAGATAAGATCTACATCCTTGAGTAACTTATACTCAAACTTATCGGCCCATTCCTTGTCTTTGTTTTTAGTAGTTATCTTTTGATTATCACCTTTCTCACTATCCTCTTCATCAGATATATCTAATAAGAAAAGTTTTAATAAAAGATACTTGTAAGCATAAGACATAGCTTTACCTGGTCCTTTGTCCTGGGTATCATTCCCATAACCAAAGTAATCTCCTACATCTATATGTTGTCCAGTTTCTATATCAACAACTCTTGCAGCCATAACACATCTTGTTTGATTGCCATCTTGCTCATGTGATTTAACATAAGGTATCAAAGTTAGCTTTGCTTTTTTCAGAGCTGGTCTTACTACCTCATTAACTGAATTATATGATAGTGGTTTGTATTGTAATCCTCTCTTTGCATCTTTGATTACACTCCCACATTCATGTTGAACCTCAAATATTTTTTTGTAAATACTAGGTGTTAGTTTTTCTTTACTCATTTCTTTCCTCCCTCTACTGTAAACCTTCTATAGCTAGTGAACTCACCAGGTATGGTTACAGTTTTAGTTTTCTTTTTTTGATTTGTTGAATGTCTGATTGTGTAGTCATTCCATGTAACTACCTCATGACCTCCAACTATTTCTTTCATGTACATTGATGCAGCATCTTTTCTTTTCTTTGCCTCTTTCTCATCAGCAGATGCAGACACATACTGCTCAATTAATATACCTAACTTGTTATGGGTACTCATATCCTGGACCTCTTTAGATCCATTACTTGTATAGATAAGACTAGCCTCAGCTGTATCAGCTGGTGGGTACCAGTAGTCATGACCATTCTTTATGCCATCAAACCTATCCCAAAAATCTTTACCAGCTTTTATAATCTCATCAATCATCTTATGATCTCTTTGATATATAAACCATTGTAGCTGCCAACCTTTTACAAACCTAACCAAGATACCATGTTCACATCCAGTAGTAAGCAGAGCTTGTTGGATCTGATACAAGTAAGCTGGATAAGGTTCATCCTCGGCAGCTCCAGAATAATTCTTACACTCTAAGACTACTTTGTTTTTAAGGATAAAAGTTTTCTTTGTATAATCTGAGAGTTCAAGAGTTCCTGGAGATATGTGTAACATACCATCTAAAGAGCTACCGAGCTTTCCATTTTCCAACTGATATAAGTGAGCTGTCTTTGGAACAGTCATCTTAACTTTAGTCTTATCGTTGCAATAAGATCCCACTTGGTCCATGAACATTTTTAAAATAACTGGTTCTAACATTCTACCAGCTACTACCTTTGGTTCGTTAGCTATGTCATTCACAGCCTCCTTCCCATCATACTCATTAAGAGCATCTTTCAAGATTTGGTTAGGTGTCTTGAAACTTTTTACTAAGAGGGAGCCAACAACACTCCCTCCTAGTTCTTTTCTTTTAAAAGATGTTTTCCTACCACTATCTACCATCAAACTCCCCCTCCAGGTACATAGTA